GCGCTCCCGCTGGTTGTTCCAGAACGCGATCTGGGAGGCCGTCTGATTCCGGCCGGGAAAAGCCTCGTCAAGGAAGCCGATCACCGCGCGATTGGGGTTGACGGTAAGCACCTTGAGACACCGCATCGTGTGGCCCGTCCAGGTCCAGTCGCGAATGGGCTGGAGGCCGCGCGCCGTCTTGTAGTCCGGGTAGCCGCGCCGTCCGCTCTGCGGTTGTTTCAAGGGTGCCGCCGCCTGATCGTAAATGTTCTGGCCGCTCACGATGCGCGCCTTGATGACGTCGGCAAGCAACTGCGCGAAGCCCTGCATCTCCTGCGCTGTAAACGGTGAGTACACGAAGCGGGCGCGCCGCACGACGGTCTGGAATCGAAGCATGGTTTATACCTCGGAAGCTGCAACTTTCTGGGATGGGCGTGATACGGCCAAGTGGTCGCCAAACCGCCCGCCGCTCTCGGGGAGCGGGTGATTTTCGACTTGCCGAATTGCGGTGCCGTTGCCTTCCGACCAACCGTTGCTGCTACAACTGGATGGAAAGGCTCAAATGTCTTTACAACGTCTCCGTCGAATTCTCGACAGCAATTTCACGGTCCTCGTGGACAGCAGTGCGGCTACCATTCAGCGAGTTCAGAAGAAGATAGACGCACGCGCAGGCGCCTTTCAGGCGAAAAACAAAACTGCACCACCGACAAAGACGCCAGCTATCGTGGCTTCCTTGGCGGCATTCCCGTCGGTTACGATTCGCCCAATCGATTTTTTGCGAAAGATCGGCGATCTGACGACACCCTCCGAGGTAAATATGGCTAGTCTGAGCGCGAGTTGGGCGACAAGAAGGTACTTCTGGGCGATAGCAGAGCCTCGCGGCCGGACCCGAAGGTTTCGTTTAAGCGACGATGCCAGGGCCATGGACTTTCATCAGAAAACTCTACTTTCCGATGAGTTCGGCATTGGGTTTGGCGGACTTCTGATGGAGCGCCTCTTCAATGCCGGTCTCGCTATCGACGTCTCGGCTGCGCTGCAGAACCCAGGCCCGTTTCAAAACGTGGTGCAGTCCGGTTCCGCCCAACCCGACTATTTAATGTGGGATCCGGCACCTAATAGCCCATACTACGTAGTCGAGTGCAAAGGATGTCAGACGAGCCGCGATGCAACGATGGGGCAACTTCGCCGTGGTTTAGAGCAAGTGCCTTCTCTAATATTCGGAGCGGGTGGTCGTCCCGTGGTAAAGCTTGTCGTGGCGAGTCACATGCAGGCCTCCAAAACGACCGTCTATATCATCGACCCACCGGACACCCCGCCCGATGACACGGATCCTGGCGACCGGCAGCCGCCTAACGAACGAATCAGGAAGAATACTTGGAGGATCAATAATCCAGAAGAGTTCGCGAGAACGGCCCAATCAACAAACGCAGCGAAGCTTCTAAACTGGGTGGGACAGTTCGACTCAGCTGCGCGCCTCCTTGCGAGAATACGGAGAACGGAACGCCGCACTGAAGCCAGACCGGACCTTCCCTTAACACGTCGAAGAGTCGCTGACCTAGATTACTATGGCCGCCGGTTAGCGCTCTTTCCCGAACTTGGGTACCCACGCCTTCGCATCTTCTTAGGTGTCCACCAGGATGTACTTGCGCGGGCCAGAGCGAGCGTGGGCGAGGCGGCCCATCCAACGGACATTCCTTTGGCAAACACGACTTTCCCGCAAACGACCGATGACCCAAATGTCAGTGTCGGCAAGGACGGCACCTGTCTATTGGTTGAAGGCGTCTAACTTAGCCAGTTGGCTGTGTTGTCGCCAATGCTCTAACTAACTGGCTGACGTAAGGAACCAGTTTTTAGTCAACGTCGCGAGAGTTTTCGAATCAGCAACTCCTGGAAGCTCTTTGCATCGCGATCCTCGGCGGCGTGGTATTCCTTTTGTTCGCCGTCGATCAGTTCCATTACCCGAAATTCCTCCTCGGTGATGTCCTGCAGGGTGATCGTCAGACCAAGTTTCGTGGCGTTGAGAAGCCGGAAGCACCGCCGCACCAGAATGCCGTTCGGCGAATCCATCGCTTCGTCGAGCAGGTTCCGTGGGCAGTTGGGACCGTGGCTTACGTCGATGGCCTTCCAGCCGGCGCTACAGACTGGGCAACCATCCAACTCGTCCGGGGAAGAGTAGCCACACTGCTTGCACCGGAAGACCCGGTCCGGGCAGTCCTCGTCCTTGCCGCAGGCCGAACCCTGGCGGCACGCCGAGCGGATCAGAAAACGCAAGCCCGGCCCCTCCGGCGAGTCGGGCATCGCTATTCCGGGTCGTCATCTGCCTCGATTGCGAGTTGCGCAATGACCTCGGACACCGCCGCGGACTTGTGGACGATGGGGACCTCGCCCGCATAACCGTCGTGCGAGACGTGCAGCTTGTCGTAGAGCGCCCCGCTCGGCTCCAGGAACGCCCGCGTTTCGACGGACCGCCGGGCGGTCACCACGCTGGTGGATGCTTTCTCGTGATCCTGCATCTCCTTGGCGGTCGGCATCCGCAGGACGTGCGTCACGCGCGCGCCGGGAACTTTCATCTCGATCCGGTAATTGACGCCCTCTCGTAGGATGTCGGCTACCTGGCAACGCTCGACGCGACCGATGGCCATGCCGGCCTCGGCGTCGTCGAATTCCGGACCGTCCTCGTCGATGCGGATCTTCTTGAACAACTCCCCGTTGATTTTGGGAAGATCCACGTCCTCGCTCTGCGACTTCCCGCGCCCGAGGAAATGGCGAATGGTGCGCTGTGCCCGCGCCCAAGAACACCATTCGTCGTCAGTTGGAAATCTCACCTCGCAACGCTTCTCGCCGCCCGAAAGGATCGGCACGACGATAGGCTTCGATGCGTCAAAAAGAGGTTTGCTTATCTGTTCCATATGTCCTTTCAAAATGGGCCTACTGGCAGATACCGCCTTGCGGCGTCGTTATCGACATAGTCACCAAGCCGTTTACGGGATCGTACAACTGGACGCCGGTCACCTGAAGCGTGGCTATGCCGTCGGTGTTCGACAGTTCGACGACGTTGAAGCCCATCGCCTGAATCGCCATTGTGAAAGCGTTGTTGGCGTCGAGGGTAAACGTGATGGTGGCGGTGCCGACAGTCTGGGCGATCAGCGCCGCGTACTCCAGGGAACCGGTCTGTACGCGCACGACGAACTGGACCGCAAAGGTGCGGTCGCCCCATTCGAACCGTCCCTGGATCTGGTAGCCGTCCTGCTGTCCCGACCCGGGGAAGAAGCCCGGCCGGAAGTTATTTTCCCAGGAAGAGTCGAGCGAGACAAACTGTTTGCCGCTGCCGCCGGTCAGATAGTTGATGCCGTTGATGGTCAACGCGCTGACCATGCCGGCATTAAACTCATGCAGGACTGTCGCCGCCGGCAAAGTAATCGTGCTGGGCGAGACGTACTGCCCGGTGGTCACACACTCGACCGAGAGCATCGCGCTGGCACGGCCAGGTGAATTCTTGATGGCCAGCTTCCAGCCCTTTACCGCGCAGCCCACCAGGAGTTCATCGAGCAGCGACGACCCGCCAGGCCGGATCTGTTGGACGTAGGAGAAGTACGGCAACTCGAGGCCCGTCGCATTGGTCGCGCCGAGCGCCGGCACGATGGTGTAAGTGTACGGCGCGGTGGTGCCGACGACCGTCACGTTGCCCAGCGAAAACGCGAGCGCCCAAGCCAGGAACTCCGACGATGCGTACTTCGAGATCTCGAAGGACGGCATGTTGTAGTGGGACTTGAAAAGCTGCGTCGGAAACTCATGGCCCTTGCCGACCTCAGCCCGGTCGTCCTCGTTCACCGGGACCTTCGCCCAGGGCTTTGTATTGAGGTTCGTCAACCGCCAGATCTTAGCGACGAGCGACGGCGTGCCGATCGCGGCCTGCTTGCCGAAGCCCCAACCCTCAACCAGTTCATTAATATTCGCCATGGCCTAGTTGGCCTCCGCGTGGTTGGGGGTTGCCGCTTTCGGCGTATCTTCGGAATTCGCCGTTGGCGCGGCCGGAGCAGGCACCTGATGCCAGCCTTGCGCCATGAGCGGAGTGAGCGTCGCGGTGGTCCCGTCGACGTGCCGGATCTCGTCGCCCTGCGGCGATTCCATGTAGACCTTCTCAACGTTCTGCATTTCTGCTCCTCGACTCCGGGTCAACCGGGCTTATGGATTGTAAGATTCGATCAGCCGGGCCGCGACCTCGAAATATTCGAACGTGGCGCCGTCCGCGCTGATCACGATAGTGTTGCGTCTGGCAGACGGCAGGTAGAAATCCATCGGCTCGCAACCGGGGTCAACCTGAAGGTGCAGCATCTTGAGCGAACCCCCCGCGGGAGTATCGTTCACGATCAGGTTGAACAGGTCCTCGTAGCCGGCGGTGCCCGTCTCCGGCGCACGCAGGTAAAGCGAGAACTCGTGAACGAACACCAGAGCATTGCCGAGCCTGCCGCGGTCGGTGCCCTGCCAGACGACCATGATCGATCCCGGCGGCATCCCGAGAACCGCCAGGCGAACGTTCGCCTGCGTCGCTTGCCCGAACACGGTGGTGTTTTCCGAGTAGTACTGAATCGTAGTCGGATCGCCGCCTATCGCCTCCACCAGATTCGGCAGAGTCTGCAGCGAGGCCACCCACTCGGCCAGGATGATTTTGGGGCTGATCATGACGGCTGCAGCGTCAATGTCACGTGGACCATGCCGTACGGATCGGGCTGGCGCACGGTCGTCACCGAAAACGCCGCGCCCCAGGCCGCGACGATATCGCCGCGCTGCACCGGGATTGGAAGGTCGACGGGGTTGAGTTCGATCTCTTCCACGCTCGCCACCGCACCCGCTTCCATCCTCTCGCGGATACGCCGGACGACTACGATGGTCGCAGGAGCGCCGACCGCCAATCCTGCCTGCATCGATTGATACACCACCGGCTCGCCGAACGCGTTCTGCATGAAGCGGTTCGCGTTCGCGCTAATGGTGGGCCACCCGGACATAGATGTTCAATGAAGAAGCGAAGGGGCGGCGCGGGCCGCAGGCTGTTAGAACGTCTGATTTAACCGCACGCGGACAGTAGGATCGCCAGCGGCTCCGCCCGGAGCATTGGCCCCGCTCGGCTGCATCAGGACGGCCACACCGATCTTCTTGTTGGTGTTGACCGAGGAGGCCAAGTGGGCGGTGTTGTCCCAATACACGTAGTCGCCGTTAACGAACGTGCTGGTGTCTTTGGCCAGATCGAAAACGCCTTCCGTTACGATCTCCATGTTGTCGCCCACATTCTGCGTGTTGACGGCGATCCCGAAGAGGTAGCCCGTGCCGATCACCTCCACACCGCCGCCTCCGGTTACGGCGTAGGGAGCGATCACCGTAATTGTCTTGCCGTGCTGGACATAGTTGTTCATCGATTCGTCTCCTGTGTTTGTGCCGGGTCCGTCGAGGCCCTGCGTTGGTTGTTGCTGTTGGCTGGCTGCGCGCTGCTTCTACGCACCGGCGTTTTTCTGCATGCCGCGATAGTCGATGGCCGCCGCGCCGAAATCCATGCGCGCCTTGATCTCGATGCCGTCAACCTCGAAGCCCTGCTTGGTTTCGATGTACACACCCTGCTGCCCTTCGAGGTAGCAGTACTCCACCGTGTCCACCTGCGCCGGGTCCGCGAACAGATACCACGCGGTCGCGCTGGCGGCGTCGAGACGCGGCTCGACGATAGGCACCAGGCTGCGCACCCACTGCGGTACAACCTTGGTCGCGTCGGACGAAGCGATGTCAATCGGGTACACGACCTGGAGCATGTACGTTTCGAGGGCCGTCGGCACCGCGACAAAGCGCGGGACCAGATTCAAAGGAGTGCCCTGCGGCCCCTTCTGCCGGCGCAGTTCTCCACGCCCGAGGCCTAATGCGCCCAGCGCCAAAGCGCCAGCCACAGTCGGATCGATGCTGCTGGGGGTTCCAGTGAGCAGGTTGTTGTGGCCGGCAGCGAACAGCGCGGTGGCCGCAGTGTCGCCCGCGTACTTCGCCACCGGGTTATTGATGATGATGCCCCAGACGATGTCCGACTCCAGGCGCGCCGCAGCCACGCCCAACAGAGCGGGGACGCGGGTGAAGGCCTGCAGGTCGTCGTTGATGATGACCTTGCGGGTCAGTGCCACGATCTCGCCGAAGGTATTCAGCACATAGGCGATATTGCTATCGGTGAGCTGCGCCCGGTGATACTCGCCCTTCTCGTTCAACTGCTGCAGGGACGGAGCATCGGAAAGCATCACACGATTGATGGGCTTGAAGTCCTGCGCCGTCATCTGGCGGCTGAAGGGCTCGAACGTGCGCGGATAAGATTCGTACCCCTGACGCAAGGTCTTATTCGCGACGTTGGCGAGGATCGCGGGGAAGTCCGTGGTGGACTCAGCACCGCCATCGAAGAACTCCGCATCGCGCGCCGGGGCGCGAAGGGCCACGTCCGCGATCCGGGTAGTATCCCAACCGCGCGGTTCGATGCCGCGGAGTTGAAGATACTCTTTGGCCATGTCGATGAGTTTGAAGTTGCGATACTCCCGCGCCATCTCCGACGCGTCGGCCTGCTGCTTCTCTCCGCACCCGGCCAGGAACTCACCGCTCACAGGATGCCGGTTCAGGAAGAACCGGCTGTCGGCGCGCAGCAGCATCGAAGCCTGCATGCACTCCAACCGCTTCTGCACCACGTCCGCGCCGCCCCCGGAACCGAACTGGGTGCGGATCGTGATGTCCTTGTTGTCGGTGGTCTTCTTTCCCTTCGCCTCAAGCGCAGCGAATACATCCTTCCGCGCCTGATCCACAGACACGCCCTTCGCGATGCAATTGCTGATGACGGTTTGGTCGACTCCATGCTTGCCTGCGGTCACGCCCAGCGAAGTAATCTCGCTGACGCGCAACCGTTCGGCAGTGACCGCCTCTTCTCGCGCGGCGGTCAAAGCCTGTTCGTTTAACACTCGAGCAGCATCCGCTGCGCCCGTACCCTGCTGAGTTGTATCAGCCATTTCAGGTTTCTCCTTTAGCGGGCTGATTGCCCGAATTGCATCCATCACCGCGGCGTCCGGCGCGCCGAAGACTGCCATCTCCCCATTCGGTTGAGCGTTCAAGAAGCACGAGTTAAAATCGGCCGGTACCGTGCACGGGGAAATCTCAAACGGTTCCCAGTCGGTCGCCTTGAACATGTCGACCTGCTGGTTGTTTAAGAACGGAGCTTTACCACCCGCCATGCCCTCCGCTTGCATGTCGGTTTTCTCGCGCGTGTAAATGAACGTGCCGAAACTGAGGTTCTGAAGAATGCCGGTGCTGGCCTTGCGGAAAATGTCCGCGCCGTCCGGGTCTCCCAGATCGAATTTGAGTGTGGCCATGCCCTTGTTGCCGTTGGGCCACGCGCGTTGGACGACGCCAACCTGGGCTCGCGTGCCGACCTTGCCGGCCATCAGCGACTTAAAATCGTCGCCCGTAAAATGGGTATCGAAGACCGGCGCGCCGCTGTTCAGCCGGTCCATGCGGCAGCCTTCCATCGCGAGCCTGAGCATGTAGGGCTCGCCGGTAGAGCGGTCGATCCTCGGGACCATCGCGCCGCTGTACCAGACCACGTCGATGGTTCCGTCGTCCGCGTTGGCGGTGCTCGGCACCACCTGGGCGTCGGCGGCGAAGACCTCCGAGTCCCGTCCGGCGGCTACGGTCGCGGCTTCCTTGGTCGCGACGGTTGTTGCGGTGGCCGCAGCAGTCGCGGCCTTTTCCGGCGCTCCGGCATCGGCTGCCGCGGTGGCGCCTGCCTGTTGAACCTCGGTCGCTGCCGCCGCAGCGGCGTCCACTGGATCATGCTGCTGTGTTAAAAGCGGCATCGTTTTTTCCTTTCCTTTAGCTCTTCACCGCGTTGACCGCGATGTAGTCGCTTTCGCCCAGCTTCTGGAACTGATAAAGCTGCTGTTGAAGCCAGGCCAGATGGCCTTTGAACTTGTCGTCGCCTTCGCGGTGCCACTTCGCGAGGTGCTGATAAAAGTGGAAGTTCGACATGTCGTCGCCCTCGTAGCACTGCTTACAGAGCACCGTGAATCGGGCAACGGCAGCCTGCTCGGCGGCGCTCGCGTCGGTGAGGATGTCGCCGATCTTGTTGTGCGTCGCGGCGGGCTTGGGTTCGACTACCGGCGCGCCTTCAAGGAACAGCAGCCGGCTGGTGAGGCACTTCAGATGTTCCTCGCACTGGTCGTGAAGCTGTTTGAGGCCGTTGGCCAGATCGAGGCCCAGCCGTCTCACGTCGCGCTCGTCGGTGAAGTACTGGAGCATTAACGTGGTCTCGATTCCGATGGCTTCTTGCAAGCCGGTCATTACATCCGGATTTCCCTTCATCGGTTGTCTCCTCTATGCGGTTCCTGTCTATCCCCGATAAATCCGGGTGGTCGATTGCCATTTGGTCGTGACGCGCGAGATGCCCGCCACCAGGAGATCCTTCACCATCGCCAAGTCCTCCTCGGACAACTCGCAAATCCCGAGGCCCTGGCTGCCGGAGCCGCTACCAACCGGCTTGCTGGACGGTGTGCGCTCGTCGGTGTTAGCCGGCTGTTCCTGGCCGCGCAGAGTAATGTTACGCGGATCGACGTCGAGAATAATCTCGTACTTGTCCACCAGCTTGTTGAACAGTGCGATCTGGGATAGCTGCGTCGTCGGATCGTATCCGTTCTCCAGCACCGCCTCGAACCACGTCTTCCGGCCCATGCGGACGTCCTTCAAGACCGACTCCGCGTCCTTCACCGGATCGACCGACTCGAACCGGGGCGCGGTCCACTGCACGCTCCGGAGATTGATCTTCGGATCGCTCACCGCCGCCATCGGAATCTTGCCCTGCAGGATCAGCACGTCGATGAACCGCCGCCACACGGGCATGCAGCATAGTGGCATCAAAGTGAGCCACCGGTAGTTTTCAACGGTGTTCCGGAAGCCCAGCATCCCGCCGCGCCAGGACGAATAGTTCACCTGCGACATGTCGCCGGTGCCAAGCTCATATGGCAGACCGAGGCCGGCCATGATCCCCTGCAGCTCGGTCATCTTGTACTCGCGGTAGCCGCCCGCCGGAGGTGGGTTGTTGAATTTGACATCCTGGCCGGGCTTCAAATACTCGACCATCCCCGGCTGGAAAGTCTCGACCCCCGTTGTGCTCAACGGATCGGTCCCAGCGATGCCCACCGGATCGCCATCGATTCCTTCCGGTTGCGTCACGAAGGCGGCGACGCAGGCTTCGATCTTCTTCCGGACGCGCTCGGCGTCGCAGTAATCGTCCAGGTCGCGGAGCGCCATCATCACGGGCGCCAGCCATGGCACGCCCCGCACCTGGCCAGGCCGAAGCACGCGATACACGTGCATGATCTGGTCCGCCGGCACCGGCTGGCTGATGATGCCGCCGCGCGGGTTGAGAATCAGCACGCCACCCGGGTGATAGCTGAAGAGCCAGTAGGCCACACGGTGGCCGTCCTCGTCGAACTGGACGCCTTCCATCACGTGGCCGTTGACCAGCCCCATCGTGCGGGACTGGTCGAGGAAGTCGGCTTCGAGCATCTGAAGTTGCAGCGGGACGCGCAGCCCGGAATCTACCAGGCGCGGCCGGAATCGAAGGATGGCCTCCCCGCTCTCTGCCATGGTCCGGACGGTAAGCGTCTGCATGCCGTAGAAGTCCAGGCGCTGCGGCTCGTCACACGCCTCTGCGAAGAACGGCCACTCGCCGTCGATGATCGCGTCGATGGCGACTGAGCCCGTCTTCGCCTTTGGAACGATGCCGGTGCCAACCACGTTACCGGCCAGCTCTTCGATAGCGCGCGCCGCATACGGATTGTTGCGAATGAGATCGCGACTGCGGTTGCGCAGCCAGACGAGCGCGCCCATCAACTCGACGTTGGCGTCGGCAGAGGCGGCATACCAACCGTACGCGCGCCGCCCGGCGGTGGCGCCTTCGTATGCGAAGCGCTGCGCGTGACGTTGGCGGTAGCCCTCGACCAACTCGCCGACGACACGTTGCACGGCGTAACGCCCGGAGGAAGGCGAGGGTGCATTCCAGTCGCGGCGCAGCACCGGGATCGGACGTCGTACCGCGAGGTCAGTAGTCATCGAATCGCTTCAGTTTGAAACCGGGTTCCAGAATCAGAAAATCCAAGTCGTACTTTTCGCGGACCACGTCGAGCATCGCCTGGAGGTTGTTGTACGAGTCCGGCGTCACTGCAAAGTCGGTCTCGACGACATAGAGCCCCGAGGTCTTCAGCTTCGACCGCGACCGCGGTTCCCTCGCCAGAGCCATAAAGCTCTTGGGCCCGGCGTCGGCCGCGCCGAAACCGACCAGGCGACCGAACCAATTCCAGATCGCGGTCACTGCTTCTGCACCCCGAAGGTCTCGACGTCCGGCCGGTCCGCCGACGCCAGACGCAAGTCCCGCGCCATGGTCTGGAGTTGTGTGTCACTGAAGACCGCGTACCGCGATCCTTCCGGGCGGTCCTTGTCCGCGCCCTGACGCTGCGCGCGTTCAAGCGCCTCCGCAATTTCCGAAATGCTCATCCAGTTGTCCTTTCGTTTACGCCGCGCCGCCCGAGGTTCTCGTCTTCGCGCCCGGGTCCGGCTTCCCATCCTCGGCGGGAGTGCCATCCTTCAACTGCAACCCGATACTCGCGATTTTCAGATTGACGGTGTTGGCTTCTTTGTACGCCGCGTCCGCAGCAGACCTGCTGGCGTGCGCCTCCTCTTTCACCTGACCGAGCTTTTCGAGTACGTCCTTCTGATGCGCCGCGAAGTCTTCCTTGGCCCACCGGCGGTCGCGCGAATCGGTATAAGCCTTCCACAGGGTCGCTACGATCAGAGAGAGAAAACCAAAGCTGGTGGTGATCAGCACCGCCACGTTCTGCGCCCGCGCAGTGTTGACCACGCCGTTGGCTGCCAGAGCAGCGGCCTCGGCCGCCCGAGCCGCAGCGATGCCATTGGATAAGGCGATGGCTTGTGACGTCGCGGCATCGACAGTGGCGGTGGCAGCAGCGGCAGCGGCCGTCCCCGTCGCGTTCCTCTCCGACAAGCTACCCGCCGCCGTGCGAGCGATGCCCGCCGCGGTCGCTCTTTTCAGTTGCTCCACCAGCGCCGCCTGCTGCTCGGCAGCCCGGATCGCGTTCTGCTGCTCGGCAACCAGCGCGGCGCTCGCCGCGTCAAGTTGCGCCTGCAGCGCCTTCTCCTTCGCGGACTGACCGAAGAGAGATCCCGACAGCACTGCGACCAACAACAGTTTGTGAATCGTCATAAGAGTTACCACCGCCATTGCTCCGGGCCCGACGGCCCGTCGCCACGTTTCGTCTGCGCCAGCCGGACGCGGCCGCCGGTCGCGCCGCTTGCCACACGGATGTCTTCCTCCAGCGTTGCCTTCGCCTTGTTCAAATCGTCGAGACTCCGGTACGTGACCGAGCGTCCGTCCGGGAAGTGAACGCTGTATGTCGGATCGCCGATCTGCGTGTTGATCGCGTCCAGGTTCGCCTGCAACTGCGCCAGCGTTAGAGCCATGCGAGAACTCCGTCGTTCGGCCTATATTCGGGCCACATATCTTTTTTTCGAAAGTCCGCAGATTCTGCTTGATGTCCGGGGCGAGAAGAGTGATGAATCGTGGTGCGCAGAGACGCGCAAGAGATTGAACAAAAAGGACTAACACCAATGAAAACCAACGAAGCCACCACCGCCACCGAGGCCACTGAAACCGCCGCCGTTGCGGAACAGGGCGCGCACGTTGCGCCCGAGAAAGCCCCCTCGAAGAAGACTGCCAGCCCGAAGAAGGGCGCGCCCAAGAGCGAGAAAAAGGCCAAGGGCGGCAAA